GAGGGCAAACATCCCCTGCGGGTGGGGGATGTGCGCAAAGAGCGCCAAGACGATCATGAACCCAGTGACACCAGCCATGAAAGCAGTTACTGGTTTTGTAAGCAAATTCCATTGGTATTGGGCGCGAAGAGTCAAATCTTCCGTGTCGCCGCCCGCCGCTGCATTGAAACCAGAAATCTCCCTGACGACGCCATAGACGAAGAATAAGAAAAAGGTTATAAATGCAACCGTAGGGATGCGATAGGACTGGCCTCGCATCCACGCGACGATGGAGATGGCCAAGGCTGACGTTCCCGCGACGGCCAAGCAGTCCCACAGGAATTTACGAGGATTCTCGTTGATGTAATCCTTATGAGCATTCGTAAAAGACATGGTGAGAAGGGCCGCCAAAAGCGCAAACTTGCCAAATTTTATGACATTATAAAAGACGGTCTCTGGCGGGGCCATTACTACTTCTTACGGAGAAGATAATAACCGGCCGCTGCGACCACGATCGTCCATCCGGCTATGTGGTCTACACGGTTCATAATATCAATCTTCTCTTGTGGGAGATCATTAAAGGCCTGCTTGTACCCTGGAGGCTTGAAAGGGAGCCAAATGATGCGCCCAAACGGGACCGCTGTTGGTCCCAGTTTACTCTTGCATTGGTAGCTCCAGTCGTACCACGCCATCGCGATGTATGGGAACCACAAAAGGAACACGAGGATCCAGAGCTTCTTGGGGGGCAAGTACCAGTACCCACCCGCAAGAAGTGCTGAGAAAATGACGCACTTTATGTTAAACTCGAAAGGCTGGCCTGGAAAGAGACCACCGGCCATTACTTGTTAATTCTTGAGATCTTATTTACGATTGCGAATATACAGTAGAATCAGTAGGGCGATGATGACCCAGATCCCTACGCGGATCTTGACGTCGATGAATTTGTCGTCTGGGCCATTTCCGTCACACCCCGAGATCCAGTCCGCGAACGCCGCGTCGTACGTCACCACTCGCTTTCCAAGGCTGCTATTCACGACGTTGTGGACGTCAACGGACCACGAAAAGTACTCGAGATTGTGACCCTCTGCTGGGAACGGGTGCCGGTCCAGAACCTGCCTGAAGTGATCGCGGCACGCTGCGCATGGCAAGACTTCGGTGTACGAGTACACAAAGGCCCTGAGCGATTTGTAGTCGTCTGCATAGAGGCACGCCAGGTGGAGAGCGCCCCAGAAATAGGGGCCGAATTTTTGGGGACAGATACCCATTTACTAATTTTGAACGAGAAATAATCCACAGGGCGCCGAGCGCATCACCCGTAGATCCACGCTGCACGCCGGGCCGCCTCGACCTCCAGGTACGCCTCATAGTCCTCAGACTCATCGGGCTCTGGAACCTCGGCCACTGTGAGAAGGGCCTCGGCGCGCGTCACGGGCACCTCAACCTCGGGCTCCACATCGGGCACCTCGGGCTCAACGACGGGCTCGGCGACTGGAACGGAAACGTTGCTACTAGAAGACATATGTACTATTTAGAACGAAAATAGTTCACCGACCTCCGCGCAGACGCAGGTTGTCAGTAAACCTCTTCGATTGTCCTATCATGTATATCACACGATAAGATACAACATTATTTTTTAAGGCTCGGGATTTCAGTAACCTCCACGCAATCTCAAAACAAGGTGTAAAGTCGATTCTTTTTGCACATTGAAATCTGCAAGTGTCCGGTCGTCCTCGAGCTGTTTTCCTGCGAAAATCAAACGCTGCTGGTCTGGGGGGATCCCCTCCTTGTCCTGAATCTTAGCCTTCACATTGGCGATTGAGTCACTAGATTCAACCTCGAGTGTGATTGTCTTGCCGGTCAAAGTCTTCACGAAGATCTGCATTTCTATATTAAAATAGGCGTTTACTTTTTAACAGACTTGGCCTCCAAGGTAGGACGAAAAAAACGTGTCCTGTGCCGGGTAGCGTATTGGTCCACCACGCCCAAACCATCCAAAAACATGGACCTCCAGAAGCTCCGCCCGACCTACAGCCAGTGGCGCGCACCCCTCGGCCCGGTCGCCGAGGGTCGCACCCGGCTACCCACCACTGCGAACGCCGTCAAGCAACTCGCACAGCCTCCCAAGGGCAAGGGGAACGAGCTCTGGCAAAAGTTCTATACCGACGCTGTGCAAAGGGCGTGTCCCTGGCCCGAAAAGCTGGCCGACACCCTCCTGCGGTCACGGGAGCGCGCCCTAGAGTTGCAAGCGAAACGGCACGCGGTCAAAGAGTACACGGGGGCGCCAAAGATGCAGGAGACGGTCGCGGCCAACAAGGGCACGGTCGCCAAAAAGGGCCGAGCAATGGTCCACGAGGCCTTCCGGTGCAAAGCGCGCACGCTGGCCGGCAAGCAGTGCGGGTTCAAGTCAACCTGCGGCGAGTTTTGCAAAAAGCACGCGGTCGAGGAGCCGCTCTTGTAAAAACTTCTTCAAATAAAAAGCATATTCTATAATAGCCCATGTCTATAGGTAGAATATATAAAATATACAATAACTTCAATACGCAGGTTTATGTAGGACAAACGTGGGGCCCCATAATCAAGAGGTTCAAAGATCACACGAGGAATACCGGGTCTCCTAGACTTCACAATTCCATTATAAAGCACGGACCATCTAATTTCAAAATAGAAATGATTTGGGAGGGGGAATGTACACAAGCGGAACTCGACGCCAAAGAATCATGGTTTATAGTGGAACTCGCCACTATGAGCCCCAATGGATACAACCTCAGGGGGGGTGGGTATGGTGGAAAACTAAGCGATGAATCACGGTTGAAAATGAGTAATAGCCACAAGGGTAAAGTTAATTCAATAGAAACAAAAGTCAAGATTGCGATGGCGGCTCGGGGCAATACCAACTCTGCTGGGCGCACTTTGTATGAATATACTAGGAAACTAATAGGTTGTGGAAATTTAGGGGAGAAAAGTTATTGGCATGGTAAAAGCGGTGGCAAACACCCAACATCCAAGAAGGTCGAGCAGTGGTCAAAAGATGGCGAACAACTCGTAATGACATACTCAAGTCTAACCGAAGCGGCTAATAATTTAGGAGCGGATCCATCTTCCTTGTCCGCCTGCTGCAGAGGAAAGCGTAAAACGTGTATGAGTTTCACGTGGAGATACGTCTCTCAAATAAATTCTTGAAGTATTTCAATGGAAATGGAATGGAACTACGTGTGGGCCGCCCTGGCCATCAACTTTCTTCTCGTCTACATAGTCCCCAAGGTGATAAAGAAGCCCACTGGTATCAAGGTTATTGATAACGTGGTCCTGTTCCTGAACTCCCAGAAGGGCTCGCTCCTCTCGAGCTGCATCGTGATTGCTATTGTGGTTTATGGCGCTCACTATTGGGTCGAGTCGGCGGCTGACGGGGCTCATTCCCCCACAAAGTCAGGCACCCCAGATTTTTAATATGAAATACTATTAATGGCAGCTCTTCCCCGTGCAAACGCTCCCGCACTTCAGGCTGCGACCACCAACATCAGCCAGGGTGTTGCGTCAAACCAGGCCCTGATCGCCGCCACCAATAACGTCCAGAAGAACGTGAACATGAACAAGAACATGGCTGCTATCCCAGCGGCGGCTACCAAGGCGGCCACAAACTACATGAACGCCGCCATTAACCTGCGCAAGGCGAACTACAAGCGCGCCGCCAACTCGTTCGAGAACGCGTCCAAGAAGGCGCTCGTGGGTGATGGCATCGGCGCCGCCAACTCCGCCGGTGCCGGTCTGCGTGCCATGCTCAAGATGAACGCCAACAATCAGCGCTAGTGACCTCGTCCATCAGGGCTCGTGTATGAAAATGGTCCCATGAATCCACCTTCTTCTCGAAGCAGTCCCATAGGCACTTTTGCAGGTGGTCACTCGAGGGGTGGCCCCAGGTGTGCTCCTTTTTGAACAGAAAATCATCAAAACCAATTGGACCTTGGGTACACGGCACGACCCACGGTGTCTTGATATACTCCTTGAGGCCTCCATAGTCGGTGATAATCACAGGCTTGGACCTCAGGGCCGCCTCCACCGCTCCCATCCCGACGCCCTCGGAGTGGGAGCAGTTGACGTAACAGTGCCCGGAAGCATGAACCTTTTCCAGGTCCTCGTCGCTCAGGAGACCGTTGATGATGGTCACGCCCGGAACGCGCCAATCCACAGGCTGGTTGCATGTCGCCTTGAGCACAAGGTGTGCGGCGTCCCTGAATTCACAACGTAAATAGGCGTCAATCAGGCCCTTGATGTTCTTGCGAGGATCGAGCATGTTACCTATGGAATAGAAGACGTACGGGGTTGTAGATACAGGAACCCGAGGAACCTTGGTCGCTGACCAGTGGCGTAGAAGCTTCCATGTAATCTCTGGAAATTGCTTCTCAAGAATTCCCCTTGCAAATTCACTTGGTACGTGGATCTCCTTGTAACGGCTCAAGAGACCGTAGCATTCGTTGACTGGGTCCGTCTCGCATACGGTCATATAGATCCACTTTTTGCACAAGGGCTTGTATTGATCGAACATATCAAGTTGTTGGGCTATGGGCAACACGAACGCAAACCCGCGTTCATACTGCGCCTTTTGGGGTCGACTCCCAAGCTGGCAATATTCGGCACCTGGACCCAGTAAGTCCGAGTATTGCTTCGTCACCTGGCCGATACCAGCCAGGAGCTGGGGCCCAACGAAGAGCCACATTATTCAATTTGAGAACTGATTCTTTAGGCCGTCTTACAGTCAAACATGACCATTCGCTCCACGAGATCCTTGAACGTCGTCTTGGGCTTCCAACCCATGACGCTGAGCGCCTTGCTCGCGTCACCGATGAGCACATCCACCTCGGCAGGGCGGTAAAAAATTGGATTTATAACTACAATTGGTTTGGAGGTTTTCAGGTCCACATAGTGATCCTCGCGCCACTCGATCGGGATGTCCAGGATCTTGCAAGCCTCCTCAATGAAATCACGGACCGAGTGCGTCTCGCCCGTGGCTATGACAAAGTCGTCGGGGGTGGGTTGCTGAAGCATCCGCCACATCATCTCCACGTAGTCCTCGGCGTGACCCCAGTCGCGCTGGGCGTCGATGTTCCCGAGCTCAATGGGCGTCCCTGCCCGCATGTACTCTGCGAGGCCCAGAGTGATCTTGCGCGTCACAAACTCTGGCCCCCGGCGCTCGCTCTCGTGGTTGAACAAAATGCCACTACACGCGTAGAGCCCAAAGGACTCGCGGTAGTTCTTGGTCATCCAAAAGGCGAAGAGCTTGGCGACTCCGTATGGGCTCCGTGGGTAGAAGGGTGTAGTCTCATTCTGGATGGGCTCCACGATCTTGCCGTACATCTCACTTGTGCTCGCCTGGTAGAACCTGAATTTAGAACTAAAATTACACTGTCGAATTGCCTCGAGGATCCTGAGCGTCCCAAGGGCATCGACATTTGCCGTGTACTCGGGTTGATCGAATGATATTTTTACAAATGAAATTGCTCCCAGGTTGTAAACCTCGACCGCATCGTATTTTTCGAATGAATTGATAATCTTATTAATACGGGAAGTGTCAGTCAGGTCCCCTTCGATGACGTGGAACTTAGGGTTCTCCTTGATGTGCTCGATCCGGCTGTGCTTCTTTTCAGAACAGAATCGCGTCATCCCGAAAACGTCATAGTCTTTTTCGAGGAGGAATTCAGCCAAGTAGCTTCCGTCCTGGCCCGTCACACCTGTCACGAGTGCAGCCTTCATGCAATTTTAAAGGAGGAATTCCTTATTTGGTGACACAACCAGGCTATCCTTAGCTCGATTGGATTTTCCATCAAAATTCTCATGAGGATTTCTCTATGAAAGCGTTTTAGTGGAACACCCCACGTGAACCATGACGCCCACCATGTGACGTCCATTACCTCAGCCGCTGGTTTTCTTTCTCAGGAACTAACAGCACAGATGAGCTTTCCACTGGTCGTGGCCATGACGGCTGCAGAGCTCCTGGGGAATTCACATCTCAAGTGGTTTACCGAGAACGGATCGGTACACCACCTGGGTATTGGCCTGTTTGCATGGGCCGTGACCATCTTCTTCTTGATAAAGAGCCTGGCTCAAAAGTCGCTTATGTGGACCTGTATTATGTGGGAGGCGATGATCGTCGTAGGCGGCGCCCTCGTAGCCTATTTCATTTTTGGTGAGAAATTCAACCACTGGATTCAGTGGCTAGGTATCCTACTCGCTCTTGGGGCTGCTATTTGTGTGAATTACGATTGTGAAAGCAAGTAAATAGGTAGTTGTTCTCTGGGCGTGGGACCATATGGTATCCCAGTGGTCGCAGAAGGTTCACAATCTCGTCGTTCGACGGGTCCAGAATCTCGTCGTTCGACGGGTCCAGAATCTCGATGTACATTGCGGGACGGTGGGTCGAGATGGTCCTCCATGCACCCTTGATCACCTCGAGCTCGTGACGCTCGACATCCAACTTGATGATGCTCGGTACACCACTGTACACGTCATCAAGTTTCTCGAGTTTGACTGGGTACCCCTCACCTGCGTCATACCACCGGGGGTCCGGGTCAAGGGATGCTCCACCATAATTGACCAGACCCTGATCCTTCCGTGGAGTGAACATCCTCATTTCGGGACAAAATTGAGAGGACAATCCAAAAGGATGGATTGTCACTGAATTTTGAAGTGAATTTTGAGAAACATTCTTGGCAATGACTTCATGGAACAGGGGTTCGAAGGTGTGTACCGGACCATAGTCACTGAACATGAGAGCATTCCAACCAATATTCCCACCGATATCTAGGATGTCCGTACCGGGCTCGTAGAGGATCGGGAGATCCTGGCGCATCCAACCGTCCCACTCTTGACCGCGCCGCAGACACCCTGCGATGTACTGATCATTATCGATGACGCTCACGGTAAACTTGCCCACCTTGACCTCCTCCGTAGGGAAGCTCATTGATAAGGGGACGCCGCGCAGCTTTAATATGGATGAAATGACCAAGCATCTCATTGAGCGACTCACAGAGGTCGAGGAGGGTCTCCGCGAACTTCGAGAGGTGACGTGGCCGGTCTGTCAAGGACTCTTGGACAAGACCGGGCCGTTTACAAATAGGTATCAAAAGCGGCGATTTTTTAGGTTTTTGGAACGCGGTGAAGCTACGATCCTCACGCGCCTCAAGGAGGCGTTCATGGGAAGGTCCCAAGATTTAGTCGTCGCAGAACTGCAATGGGTCCTGGTAGAGGAACCTCGAATCCCCGAGGAATGAGCTCCGTCTTGCCGTCCACAAACTTGCCCTCGGCAATCCACTTTTTGATATTTTCCATCGTGTACAGGACTCCACCATCTAGGGCGTGTGCATAAGTCTTCATCTTGTTGAGCACGTGCTGCTCGTCGCCAAAGCTGCTCAAGTGCCAGCCTGCGTTCTTGATCGTCGGGAACTTCCAGCGATTGTCCCGGAACTCATTCGGTCCAAACTTGCGCACCTGAGCCGCCTGTGTGAGAACCGTGCCGTACCAAGGCTCCGTCTCGCACGTATAATCCAAAGAATAAATGAAGAGCCACATATGAACCGATACGATTGCGTGTGGAAGCTGTTCATAGGGCACCTTGTCCATATCAGGAATCTCATCCACGTCACTGATCATCACGATGGACTCGTCCGGTACGCGCGCTTGGGGCGTTCCATCGATCGCCGAGCCCTCATCGAGGCCCCGAGTGATGCATGCGCGCTGGTACTTCTCACGAGACCATGGGTCCTTGTCGGTCGGCGCCTCCTCCTTCGTGACGACGACGTGACGAATCTTATGGGCCCATCGGGCATAGCGCTCTTTATTTTCAGCGAAAAATAGAGGTTTCGGGCCTCCAATGTGATTCACTTCAGCCTCGACAAGTACAAACTGGTCAACGTACCTGTCGAGGACTTCCAGGCGCAACTCTAGCACATCAAACTCGTTGTAAAACATGAACGCGTCGACTAGCATTCCGTCCTGTACTTGTAGTAATTCTTGCCCTTATCTTCAAAAGCCTTTAGAATCTT